GTACGCCACCAGCATTGCTCTGGTTGCTAACAGGAATCTTCGTTGCTTCAGCTTTAAACATTGAATACGCGCTAGTGCCATGGAAAACCAAATCAGGGATTTCCTTAGCAAACGCATCTAATTCTACCAAATACTTGTTACTCTCTTAACGAGAGGCGTAGGCATTTCTGCTACGCTCTACATGTCGCCATGTAGGTCGGACTATATCATCATCCTTTTCAGGAGCTTCACGTGTAGTCTCTACGGACTCTCTGCTTACGCAGGTTGCCTCGGGATTGTCAATATAGTTCCATTATGGAAACATATTGGGTTCCCCCGATATAGTGAAGTTTTACGAAGCCATAGAATTTTTAGCTTCGACGGCTGCTTCTAATAGTGCCATACTATTTATTCTTTTCTTACTGCTTGGATGGACCTAACGTATTACATAATGTGCGCCTCTGATGCGTACATCTAGGTCGTTTCCGCCGAGTCTTACTGATCGCTCCTCCACTAAACACCTTGCCAAGTTTAGCGTCTTTAGAGACGTGTCGAGTGTTTTTGTTTTGAAGGCCAGAGATAAATCGAGCTATGTAGCTCTGTGAACATTCTGTAATGTGCAATATCTGCCCCACCCAGTCAATGCTCACAGAGCCACATACCGGCTTGTATGTGGTTCTTGTCCAGTTCGCGCACGCTAACACTGGACTGCGTGCTTAACTCGTTTACAGGGTCTGTCCGCTAGCCGCTACGTCATTGGCTTGGACAGCTACGGTAATGCCGGAGCCCAGACCAGTAACGTTGACGGTTGCAGTTGGACCAGTTCCTGAGACCGAAGCTACGGTCCCAACAACGGTAACGGCATCACCGACGTTAATTGGTTTTCCTGCTCGGCTCGAAGGGTAAGATGTTGCTGTGGGTACACTCATTTGTTTCTCCTTGAAATTTACTCTCTGAGCCTACTTGAAAACTACTACTTGCGCCAGGTGACCATACGAAGCTTACCGTCTGTTCCCTTGGTATAACCTTTGCCAGTAATCTCTAGCATCTGCCAATCCTTGACTACGTTACTGTCACGTACAAGGTCTTTTGGTTTAGTTGCCACATAGATCGGCTTACCTGTTGCCACGCTCTTTGCTGAAGCCTCAGTAGTGGCCGTCTTCTTAGCGGCAGCGGCTGCTACACGTCCAGCTGCGCTTCCGCCTTTGGCATAACCTGGATAACGCTGCTTAATAGTCTGCTCAACTACTTCTTCAGCAATATCATTGAGTTTACCTTTGTGGACATCCAGAATCTTTCCTTTGTCAGGAGCCTTCTGCTTCCACTGACCTTTCATCTGAATCTGATAAGCATTGTCGTTTTGCAGAGCTTCATACAGACGTGCTTTGATTCCATTTCCTAGATCAACCAGAGTCTCTCGTGGAAAATCTTTGAAGAAAGGCATCTTCAGATAAGGCTTTAGGGCTGCTCCCAAAGTTGTATTACTATAGGAATCGCACTCGTTTGCTACTCCCTCTTTAAATTTGGTAGCTTCTTTCTGTTGAGCTTCGGTCTTCTGTTGTTCGAACGCTTTCTTTTCTGTTTCGAACTTCTCCCGTTCAGGATCAACTTTAGTGGCCGACTCCTTGCGTGTCTTCTGTTCGTTTTGTAATCCGGTGATCCAATCCTTCATGTCACCGACAATCTTTTTCAGTGCACCAACGCCTTGCTTGCCGCCCGCGTAGGATGCCTCTGTCTGTTCCTTCTCAAGGACACCTAGGTACTTCTCTAGAGAACTAATCGCTTTAGGAAGATTAACTTGTTCTAGTCCCTCTACGAAATGAGGGGCGAGTACTTCTTCAAATTTAGCTGGATCATTTGCCTTGAGTGTATCAAGTCCACCAGAAGCCAATTTTGGAAGCGAGTCTAATTTACCTGCTGACTTCAAATCGTCTACGATGTTAGCCCAAATCTTTGGGTCCCCAGCGTGAACCAGTGCATCCGACTCTTCTATGTTAGAGATTACGTTCTGGGTATTTTCCCAACCCTCTACTCCACCTACGGCAGCAATGAATTCTTTTGCCTGTCGAGCTTCTTGAACTGTTGGAAACTCTTTGCGAAATGCTTGTTCACCAAAGTAAGAATCGCGCAGAGTCTTAGCTGCACTCGCATTCGCCGGGTTAGCATCCTTCATAGACTTCAGAAGTTTACTAATCGAGTCTGGCGTAACCTTGCCATCTGCCGCAGTTGTTTCCTTACCTGTTTTCTGAGTCTTATCTCCAGCTTTTGCTTCCGTTGTTTTTTCCGAACCCTCTTCTGTTTCTGTTTCGGTACCTTCTGCTGGGGTTTCTACTTCGGTTTCTTCTACAACCGCATCTACTTCCGGTGTATTTTCCACCTCTGATGCTGCTGAGTCTAATGTAGCGAAATCTATGACTTCCGTTGCCATTTATATCTCCTTGCCTGAGTTCTCTGAGTTCAGTTTTAAAAAGGGACTTCTCCTATTGGTAGGTTCGTCGTCCCTTTTATTTGCTACGTTTCTGTTCGTAATGCATCTGGTATAGTCTTAGCTGCCACTTTGTCGTTGAGTTGTGCGCTTAAATGCTGGGCAAACATCTCAGGGGTGGCGTTTATTCCCATTTTACTAAGCGCTTGAGCAGATACTTCTGCTGGCATCTTGTCCAATGGTACGCTAATAGATTCAGACGGTGGTTTCTGTACAGGTGGAGGTGCGTTGGCTGCTGCTATTTTCTTAGCCTGAGCTACGTGCTCTGCCCAATGTAAATGCACATTTTCAAATGCAGCTTTTTGTTTTGGATTACCAAATCTGAATTTTTGTCCTTCAGAACTGTTGAGCCATTCCATGCACTGTGCGGCCTCTACGACGTGAAGTTCACTTTCATCCTGAGCGACAGGTAAACTACTGACTTTTGGAGGAAGATTTTTCATCCCCTGCTCAGCGGTCTGTAGCATCTGTGCAGCTTGTGGAGGTACAGGTTGTCCTTGTGCTTGTGTTGCTGCCATTCCTTCCTTAGCTTGTTCTAAGGCTTGTGACATCTGCAACAACTGAGGATTATCCTGAGGCATACCCCTGATCAGCAACTCCATTTCAGCTTTTTGTTTCTGAATGGAACTTGCACCGGGCACCTTGAAGTCTTTCATGCGAATCCCATCGGCCAAAGCCGGTAGGTTCTGAGGAGACATCAACCATTGTGCAAGTGTTGGATTCTGAGCACTTGCATCGATCATGGTCATCAATTTTGCTTCTCTTTGTTGCCATGATTCAGGGAAAGCTGGGTTACTTTCTGCATAACACTGAACCTTACCCATAAGCAGCTTAGCTGTGTCTACGCTAACTGTTCCAACCTTAGGTATGTTCTGTGTGACTTGTTGACCATCACGGCACTCGGCTGCACAATACACAGCCTGAGATGCAGCTTCAGCGAACAGGTCTTGGATATTGTTCCAAGGACACCCTACTCTTTGTAGTGCTGAAGCATTCTGTAATAGTCCATTTGTAGCTGTTTCTTCATTAGTAGCCGCCCCAAACAAAGAAGGCAAAGCTCCAGATATTTCTTCTGACAAACTGGTGATAAACCATTTTATGAAGTCTGGTAAAGCTGCCTGTGGCTGAGGTGTTGGCTCAACCATTATGTATTGAGATTCCGAACCTAATCCCGGTTGAGGTTGAAATGGTCCACTGCTACCGGGTAAGTTTGGGCCGTTCTTCATTGCTTCCATATCGAAAGCTTCTGCGTTGTACCACTTCTTAGGTACTGTACGCTTGAAGTAGTCATCCATCAGGTCTACCCAGTCGTTGATTCTCTTCTGAATCGCAATAAGGGGTTCTCCCATTGCTCTGCGATTCTGTCCTTTACCTGACGATGGGTGGCCAATAGCAATGTGTTTATCTATACGTTCGTTTCTAGCAAAAGCAAACTCTGCTCCTGCCCTAACTAATAGACATCCATCAGGAAAAGCTTCAATCAACTCAGCTCTAGCCGCGTCATTTACTGATTCATCAAGGAATAATGAAGGTCTCATCCATGTGAATTTTACTGTAGTCTGTCGAGCTAGTGAGTCTCCTGTTACATACGCTCCCAACACTGCTTGGCGCACGTTCTGCCGTGCTATGCGATCTAGTTGTGTATCCGAAATGCCATCGGAGCCGGGTTTAATTTTCTCAGCAATCCAAGGGAACATTCCTTTTACAACAGCCACGTCAAGGTCCAGAGACAATTGGCACCATGGCATGTCTTTTATTTCATCTACAGATATAGGTACTTTGTGGTCTAACTTACCATGTGCTGTAGTAATTTCTCTGCCTAGAGGTTTTTTCTGTTGTTCTCCAGCCGTTCCGAGGATTTCAGCCATGCCCTCTGGCTCGCTGTTGTCCTCTTCTCCCTCTGTTGTTTCTCCTTCTGAGGGTTGTGACTCATCTTCACTCAAGATGTTGTCTAGTTCTTTTTGTCCTGTAGGCGAATTGTCGGGAGGGTTCAGGAAGTCGTCTTCGTCGGTAGGTCCTTCTTGGTCGTCTTCTTCAAAACCAAACTCTTGCCCGTTTAACTCATAACGGGTCCATAAGAGAACTCGATCTTCGTTCCAAAAAATTCTCGCACAATCTACTAACAGCTTATGAAGGTTGTTGTTACGCGACCATATTTCTTTGAAGTTATTAGCTTCTTCAGCGGCTGCAACGTCAGGTGCGTATTCTGGGTTGCTGGGGAAAAACTCTACTTTAGGAGTTTCCCGTGACAAAGCTGCGACAATAATGTCACCCTTAGAACCATAAATATTGGTGTTGTAAATATTATTGTGATTCTTCTGGTCCTTACCTCCGAAACCGCTTTGTGCACCAGGTAACTCCCAGCCTCCACGCTTACCTTTAAGCAAATGCTGGT